ATTACAACAAATCCATCAGCCAGATTCAGTTGATCAATGAGTCGCTGATCATTGGCATCCCAGCGTCAGAGCCCTCACGTTTCAGGGGCCCGCAATTTCACGGAGCTTGGACCGATGAGTTGGCCGCTTGGGATTACATCACAGAGGCTTGGGACCAGATTCAGTTCGGTGTGCGCTTGGGCAAGCGGACCATGATCATTGCGACGACAACTCCCCAGCCAAAGGACTTGATCGTTGACTTGGTGGGCAGGGATGGAGACGACGTGGTGCTGACCACAGCCTCGACCTATGCCAACATCGACAACTTGGCCCCCAGCTTTAAGAAGCAGATTCTCAGTTATGAGGGCACCAAGCTTGGCCGTCAAGAGATTCATGCGGAGATTCTTGACCCTGAAGACACGGGTATCATCAAACGCAAGATGTTCAAGCTCTGGCCAAATGGACGGGAGTTCCCCAAGTTTGAGTACATCCTACAGTCTTATGATTGCGCCTTTACTGACAAGACTGTTAACGATGCCACGGCCTCGATTACCTTTGGAGTGTTCAAGCCCACAGATGGACCCATGAGTGTGATGGTGATCGACTGCTGGCAAGACCGCTTGCAATACCCTGACTTGCGCCCCAAAGTTAAAGAAGAGTTTGAGGTTGCCTTTGGTGAAGGGAAGAACAAAAAGCGGGTGGACTTGATCTTGGTGGAGGACAAAGCCGCAGGAATCAGTCTTATACAAGACTTGAGAAGGGCTCATTTGCCTGTGCATAGTTATAACCCTGGCCGAGCAGATAAGGTCCAGCGCCTGAGCATTGTCTCCAACATCATTGCCCATGGCCGCGTATGGATACCCGAGAGCGGCGTCAATAAGGGATATGTAAAGGACTGGGCCGAGGGAATGGTCAGCCAGATCTGTTCGTTCCCTGAGTCAGCCCATGACGATTACGTTGATGCCATGACGCAAGCATTGCGATATCTTCGTGATAGCGGATGGCTAGATATTGACGGACCAGCACCAGAGTTGTACGACGAAGAGGACTTTGTGGACAGCGGACGGTCCAGAAGGCGTGAGAACCCTTATGCCATGTAAGCTAGACCCAAGGGCAAAACCCAGTCATAATGTGGGCATTCCCACCCTACGAGGTCAGAATGGCTGATGCACTCCTGAGCGGTGTTTTACCCGCAATCTATTCTTTTGGTAACACGGCCAAGCGCCAGCTTAACGACCTGTTGTCTAATCCAATGGGCGTTGCTAGACAAACTGCTGGCCAATTGATTGACACCCAAAGGGAATTGGCCGACCTGCACAGCCAAGCTTTTGGTGATCCACGCAATCCTCTAAAAGTAACCAATACCCAAGCTTTCAACCAGTTGGCCGATAGATACACCAACTCCATGATGGATACGAATGCTGGAGTGGTCAAGCCTGTGAAGGGGGGCGCCTGGTTAGATGCTTCGGTTAACAAATACATTGATCATTTAAGACCAGAATATTCATTGGATGATATGCCAGCGTTTTTGCAAAGAATTGCAAAATGGAAAGATGAAATAAGCAAGGGCAACGATTCAGAACATTTGGTTCAGCCATTGCGTGAGTATGAGGACTTGGTTAAACGATTGCCTGCATATGATGCAATGCATTCATGGTTAGATAAAAATCTACGCAATTACATCAAGAATGAAATGGGTACGCCATTCGATTCTGTGCGTAAACTGGCTGATGAAAAAGGCAAGACGCATTTAAATCAACAAACGTTGGAAAATACCGACCGTTACTTGGATAGAGTCAAAAGATTCAGAGCACAAGCTGGTATGCCTGCTGAAGGTATGGGTACGACGCCTATGGGTAAAACTTGGGAAGACATTGCTGACCAGCAAATTGAATTCAAACCCGCATCAGAATATCAAAACAAAAAGTCTTGGGTATCAGAGTTTGGACCGTTTGCTGAGGGCACATATCATACGCAAGAAGAAGCCAATGCCGCAAATGAGGAAATTCGTAAACAATTTGAAGCATTAGCACAATCAAACCCTCGCGGATATGAAGTACTTCAAAAGCAGTTCAAATTAAACCCTCCTCAGGTTTATCAAACAGGTCCATTGGCAGAACACCCATGGCTTGCCAACAAAGATCCTAACGAAAAGATTTATAACTTAGAAAACGGTTCTGTACTTGACTTCGATGGTGTAAGAGACACTTTACTAAATGATTTGTTTGAAGGTCGCTTGCAACCAAATAGTTTAAAGAATGTTTCTGTTGCCCAAGCTGTGGCCAGACATTCTGATGCCCAAGCAGAAGCCGCGGCTAAAGCCGAAAAGATGGCCGCAGAGCAGGCTAAGAAAAATCTCAGTGCTGACGTCTACAAGGAATATCCAACTGGCCACAAGTGGATTAAGTTGCCTGACCCTACGGCATCTAAAGAAAACATGGATTTTGTTAATAATATTGGTTGCGACCTTGGATTATGTACACAGCATGATTGGGGGGCTAGAGATTATGGTAATGCTCAAGAAGGTAAACAACTTTATGCATTGATTGATCCAAAAGGCAGGCCACATCTACAGGTTCAAACACAAGCCGCGCCTTTTGAAAAACAACACTGGGACAAGATACCAAGAGAAGATCAGTTAAACATTAACAAAGATATCAATAAATGGGCTCAAAGTATAGATTACTACCCAACACCAATTGAGATGAGGGCTAAAACTGGACAAATTGCTAGAGAATACGGCCATGAGACTCCTGAAGATATCATGCAATTAAAACCACCAAGCAATGATTGGAATGGTCAATTCTCTTTAGATCGTGAAAATAAATATCCAGGATATGCTGAAACTTTCAAGCCATTTTTTGATGATTTTGTTAAATCAGCTAATTGGAACAAAGTTAATGATTTGCACAACACCAATCTTCTTGAAGTACAGCCTCACGAACAAGATGCCGCATCAAACATGGGCTTGAACTTACCAAGGTTTATACCCAAGCAACATATGGAAGCGCTGTACAACGCAACAAATTCCGATGTTAATTTATTTACTCCAACAGAATTAGAACAGTACAAAGCACAACCTAATCCAACGACAAATCCAACTGATACTCAGTCTTATAAGCGAGGGGGAGCTGTGCGTAAATATGCAAAGGGTGGTGAGGTGACCATCGATCCACCTCCAGCCAGCGATGTGAGCGACATTACTGAAGACTTGTCCAAACCTTACTTTGGCAACCCTCACCTTCAGGCACAAGGTCAAACAGCGCTTGCAAACGCGGAACAACGCTCTCCATTAACACTGGCTGACCCCAAGACATATGCGGCTGTACGCACTGCTCTTAGCGTTCCTGTGAACACTGCTAATCTATTGGCTGGTGGTGTTAAAGCAGTGGGGCAGAGCATTCCTGAAGCAATCAGAACTGGCCAAGCGCCTGCACCATTGGCTGAGGATATTGCGGCCAAGTACTTTAAAGAAAACCCTGGGATGCAACCCAACACGCCCATGTCCCAGGAGTATGCGGGCAAGATTGAAGACCTTATGGATAAGGCTCACTTGCCACCAGTCATTGGTGACTTGTTGTTTGCAGGTAAAGCAAACGAAGCTTTTGCTCCAGTTAAAACAATGGCCGCCGATTATCTTCGTGCGAATCCCCCATCAGTTGGCCTGGCCATGAAGGGCGTTGACAAGCTTGAGGACGTAATCAAACCTGAAGATAGGATTCAAGTTAAGCCAGCAGAAGAACCTGCCGCAAAGCCATCAAAAACGCTTTCTCAAGCCATTCAAGATAAAACCAATGGTATACACACGCCTTCAGATATTGATGAGCCTCCTGTTGGTTTAATCAAGTCAAGAGTTAATCACGAAGATGTTGGAGTCCAGCCAGAGGTTTTGGACCAGCCAGTGACCATTGATATGAAGAAGGGTGACTTGACCCAGCATAATCTTTTGACCACCAGGGAAGAGCGTGAGACTGCACAGCGCACAGTGTTAAGCCAAGAAGAAAAGGACATTATCAGAGACGGTGCCAAAGCTTCTGGCGTTCCAATGTCCGAGATTGAGGCTAAGGTTCGCAAGCATAAGTCAGACAACCCAACCGTTGGCGATGAGCCATGGGCACCGTTGCAAGTGAGCAGAATTGTTCCCAACCCTAAAAAGGCTGGAGACTATGACATTGAATACAAGACTGTTCCATACAGTTTTGAGCGTGATGCCAATGACAACTTGATCAAGCCCAACACGCCTGAATACGATACGCACACCCAAACTTTGGCTGAAAAGCTCAAGGATGAAGTCAGGCAAATTTATGACCGATTCAAAGGTGGAGATGAGGCCGCGGGTAGCATTATTCGCCAGGCTGGTTGGTACAAAGAGATGAGGTCTCGCCTTCGCCAAGAATTTGGGGGGCTTGGAGATACGTTTGCTGACTTACTGGGTGCAACTTCTCCGAATACTCCCGTGCGCGAGAATTGGAAGAATGCTGTTGACTTACTTCGCAAAGCCAGTGCAGGCGAGTTTGATCACTTGGTCCCACAATGGGAAAACTGGTATGACAATGTCAACACGCTAGAAAAGAAGGCTCAAGACATATTTGATGCCAAGTATGCTGAAGGCAAAACCAAGAAGGCTATCAAAGAAGATCCAGAATTCATGGATGTCATGAAGCAACTCAAGGAGGCGAGAGAGTTTCCTGATGAACTGTTGCCGCTTAAAGACACTGGAGCCAAGTACGGATTTAATGGCCAAAACGCTGTTCGCGCATTGTTGGACCTATTCCGCGTAGTTAAAAATCCCAACGCTGACATTGGCATTGGAGCGACTGCCCCCAAAGCAATTACATTCTCTGGCAACCTGATTGGATTTAAAGATAGGGCTACGATTGACGTATGGGCCGCCCGCTTGCTCCAAAGGTTAGCAGGTAAGATCAGAGTACCATCCATGGCTGAAAGCGGCGTAAACGGCGCTATGTTGCCCGATGGAACGACCACTGGACAATTTGGCCTGGGACAAGACGTCTTCCACAAAGCTGTGGACATGATCCGCAATGATCCTGAGATGTCTAAGCTGGATGTGCTCAAGAACATATCGGATGATGATTTGCAAGCTTTGGTATGGTTTAAAGAGAAAGAACTTTGGACCAAAAAGAACTGGACCTCCTCCGCTGGTGAAGGTGGATCATTCGAGCAAGAGGCTGACTTGGCTGGTATTAAAAACCAAGAAGAAGTCAACCGCCTTAGAAAGATGATTGATACCAGCGTATCGGTGACCAAAGACGTTAAAGATGCCGCTCAGCAAGTACTTGATCATGTTGAAGACTTGAGAACACTTAAGAAAGTTGCCAAAGATGACTTGACAGCACAAGACATGGCTGAAATCGATAAGCAAATTAAAGACTTAAACGAAGACAGGCCCAAGCTCAAAGCCATTCTTGCCAAGCCAACAGTTGAAGAGTTGAAAGAAATCAAGAAGGGTGCGGCACAAGAGTTGAGCCAGATGTCCAAACCTTTGGAGCGATTCCAAGCAGGTATCAGCCCACAACGTCCCGAGTTTGTTCCCACTAATGAAGACATGGCCAGCATTGGCAATGACCTCAAAGACGCAATCCATACGGATGACAACAAAGCCAGCGTCATGGGAAGTAAAGTATTGTCCACTGAAGGACGATATGGCGACCCTGAGAGATCGATTGACCTCGAGGCTGTGGTGAGGGATGGATTTAATCCCAACCCATTGCTCAAAGAGTTGGTGTCCAAAGCACAGAAGTATGACCAGGACAGCACATTTTTGTCTCGGGTATTGAGGCATGATGAAACGCCTGATCCATTGATTCATCGCCCAGGTGTTGAAATCTATTTCAAAGACTCAAAAGCTGTGGATAAATTACAACCAATGCTGGATGAGCTGGCCAAAGAGGGCATTAACTTTTATACTGTGGTTGTTGATGGTCGTCGAAGCACTAAAGCAATGCAGGGGTTTATGCCGCCTGCTGTTGGCGTTCGTTTCCAGCTTGTACCTGAATTTGAACAACGGTATGGTATGTTTGATTGGTCCAAGTTGACCGATGAGGAAATTGCCGCCAAAGTTGAGAGTGAAGCCGACCAGATGGACAAACTTGCCGCGAGAGTGGCAAAGGCAATTCCTGGCGTCAGTGATGCTCAACAGTTTTGGTACGACACAGAAGTTCTATTCAAGAACCAATATCAGGAGAAATTAAATGCCCTTGAAAACGCAAACAGAGCGCCTAGCGGAGAAAATCCCCAAGCTGGAGCAAGAGTTTGGAGCGGACAACCCATACGTTCAGGGGTTGAAGCGGCAACTCGTTGGTCATCAGAGGCAGGCGGAGAGGAAGCAAATGTTCAACATGGGAACGATGAGCGCCCCCAAGAAGTAAAGCCTGAAGTCAATCGAATTGACATGAACTTCAAGGATGTAACTAAACGCATCCCTGAACTGACTGAGGCCGCAAAGAAAGTGGCCAGTGGGACCATGAGCAGTAAAGAGTACTCTGACCTGGTAGACAAGTACAAACCCATTACACCGTTCTCATTTGTTCCCAAACCCGCAAGTGTTGATGAAGCCATGTCAGCACTTACTGCCAACAAAAAGCCAATGTATGGCAAGACTTCTGAAATCCCAAAAGGTGAAGTTGTTGATGGCCGCCTAGATATTCCTGCATACAAAGACCATGGCGTTTGGGTTAATTCTGTTCACCGCAAGGGTGAGCCAACCGTGTATGGCAACGTGACATACCTCAAGAATGGACAAATGATTCCTGAGCCTGAGAAAGCTCTTAAAGTAGCTCAAGGCGGCCCTAAAGCGCCGTTTGCCGTGATTCGTGGTGAGTGGGAGCCTATTGGTGAGAAACCTGCAATTAAAATGGCTCAAGAGGCTTTAAACAATCCAGATTGGGTTCAAGCTGGATATGATCCAGAACGCCATGGTTTTTACTACAACCGCAAAACCAAAGAACCAATCACTCACTTTGATGAGTCACTGCAAATTGGACCGTTGGTTTTAGTTAAAGGCGCAAAGAATTTGTCTAAGCCTGGTGAATTTAAGTATAAAAAAGGCGGCGCAGTTCATATTTCCAATGATCGCAATACGATGTGGATAGACATCCAAAACAGAAAGTTTAAAGGAAAATAATCATGGCAACACAAATGCCTATCGAGCAGGACTATGGACGTTTCATTGATGGCGTATCAGAGCCAGATGATGATGGTAATGTAATGGTCGAGTTGCCGCCTGAAAGCTCAGACATCATTGAGATGGATGATGGTTCTGCCGTTGTCAGCTTTGGAGATGATCTTGAAGGTCCCATGGAGGACGAAGACTTCTATCAGAACCTGGCTGAAGTATTTGATCCCTATGATTTGGACAATATCGCTAGGCGCTACCTTGACTTGATTGAGAACGACAAGCAAAGCCGTGAAGAGCGGGACAAGAAGTATGAAGAGGGCCTAAAGAGGACTGGCTTGGGCAATGATGCACCAGGGGGCGCCAACTTCATGGGTGCCAGCAAAGTGGTCCACCCTGTCATGGCCGAGGCTTGCGTAGACTTCGCATCCCGCGCCATTAAAGAGTTGTTTCCACCAGATGGCCCCACCAGAACTAAGATTCTTGGTGATGTGGACGAAGACAAGGTCAAGGTTGCCGAGCGTAAGCGCGATTGGATGAACTGGCAATTAACAGAGCAGATTGAGGAGTTCCGCGACGAACAAGAGCAGTTACTGACCCAACTTCCTCTTGGCGGCTCCCAATACATGAAACTATGGTACGACGAGAATAAAAAGCGCCCTTGCGCTGAGTTTGTCCCAATTGACAAAATCTACCTGCCCTTTGAGGCGGCCAACTTCTACACATCCCAGCGTGTGACTGAAGTCAACACCATCTCCAACTTTGAGTTCCAAAACCGTGTTCGCTCAGGCTTGTACCGTGACATCAGTTTGATTCGTGCGTTTGTTGAGCCAGAGATGAGCCACGCAGAGAAGGCCAACACAAAGATTGAAGGCAAGCGCTTTGAGGAGAACGAGGACGGCGTCAGAGACGTCTATCACATCTACACATGGCTCGAGCAGGACGAAGACAAGAGAACCAAGGGCAAGTCAGCCCCATACATTCTCATGGTAGACAAGCTGGACGAGAAGTGCGTTGGTTTGTACCGCAACTGGGAAGAAGGCGACGACACATGGACCAAGTTGGATTGGCTGGTTGAGTTTAAGTTTATCCCTTGGAGAGGTGCATATGCGATTGGTCTCCCTCATCTCATTGGTGGATTGTCCGCCGCCCTCACTGGTGCGCTTCGTGCACTCATGGACTCAGCCCATATCAACAACGCGGCCACCATGCTCAAGCTCAAGGGTGCGCGTATGTCGGGCCAGACGGACCAAGTCGAGGTAACGCAGGTTGCTGAGAT